TAGGGATGGCTACCTGCTTCTCCAGCCTCGCAATCTGCGCGTCGAGCGGATCAAGATAAGCGATTTTGGCGCGCTGCATTGCATTCTGGTCGGGGGCCATCGCCAAACGGCGGGCGATGCTGTCACGCTGCTGGTAGAGCGTGTCGAGCTGCGCCTGCGTGTCGGCGGCCCGCTTCTGGCCCTGCTTCTGGATCTGTGCGATTTCCAGCCCGTCCCGGGGCGTGATGCCGGTCTGGTCGTTCACCAGTGCGGCAACCTCGGGATGGTTCTTTTGCAGGTAGTCCATCGTCTTGTTGCCGGACTTGGGCTGGGAGCCGCCGAGATTGACCTCGGTCCACCCCCATTCGCCAACGCCGTCAGTTCCGCCGGACTTCTGGACGTACTGATAGCTCTTGCCATCCGACCCAGACATAATCGCGCCCTGACGAGCGCTGGCTGGCAAACCGAGGTTGTCAGCGGTTGGCTTGCCGGATGCAGGCGGCTGGGATTGTGCCGGAACCTGCGGAATGTTCTCCACCGGCTCCAGATACTGATCGGACGGCGGTGCTGCATCGGTGCGGAAGTGATTGTAATCCGCCTGTGCGGCACCGGGCAGGCCAAGAAGGGACTGCCTTGCTACAGGGGCGGGCGATGGTGCGCTTTGAGGCGCGGTAGCATCAGAGACAGCAGGAGGGCTGGAAACGTCGTCAGCGACGGGCCGTGTGCCGCCGAGGCCGCCCAAACCGCCCAGACCGGAAAGGAACTGGTTGCGCTCGGCCTTCTCCTTCTCAGCCTTCAACTGGTTGATGCGTATTTCGGCAGCGGACGGATTGGCGGATAGGATGGCCGCTTCGCTATCGGGGACGCCCCACGATTTCAGAGCCGCCGCAATTGCGCCGCGCTGCTGGTCGCGCTCGTCCGCCTGCATCTGCTGCTTCTGGAGGCCGCCGTAGAACTCGCCGAAGTTCGCCAGCGGCGCGTTCCTCGGACTGGACATGAGCGACATGCCCAGAGCCTGGAGCATGTTGCCGCCCTGAGGCGAGCCTACATATCCGGTGATGCTGTCAAGAAGTCCGGGCATTGGTTCACCTTACTTGAAGAGCTTGCCGAGAAGGTCGCCGGCGATCGTACCTTTGCCAGTGCTGGACTCGCCGCCGAGAAGGGTCCCGGCAAGACCAAGCAGGCTCTGGCCCGTCGATGGCGAATTATCCGGCTTCGTTCCCTTGGTGTTCTGGCTGAGATAGCTGGTGCTGTCATAGACGCCCGGTATCAGGCTCGCCAGCCACGTCGCCTTGTCGAAGGGAACGTCGAGGCTCTTCTGTGCCAAATCCTGCTGCTGCTGGCCCCCGCCGATAAGCGCGCTGATCGCGGAAAGCTGCCTTTGCAGGTCCGAGTTCTGGAGCGTGTTCTGGAGACCGTAGGCCTGTAGCGCGTTGCCCGCATTCGTCGCATTGGCCTGCTGCTGGCGATCCACATTCTGCGATGCCAAGCCCTGAGCGCTGTTGTAGGCGCTGGACAGAAGCGACGGGATAAGCTGGGCTACTGTCTCGCCATATCCGCGATCAAGCTGGGCGCGCTGGAGTGCTTCTCGAGAACCGCCGAACGAACCGCTGGCCGCCGCCCTCGCTCCGATCTCGGCCGCGCTGATGTCCTTCTCCCGGCGCATGTTCGCCAGCGTCGGATCGATGACAGACTGCGTGTAGGGGTTCATGAACTGCTGGTAGTCATTCGCCCCAAGCTGCGCGGCGTTCATCCTGCTGCCACCCATGATGTCCGAGGCGGTCGGCGTTCCGTTGCTCGATCCATACTGGAGAGCCGATCCCCGCAGCAGGTCATAGCCCTTGTTCTGGTCCGGCGTGAACCCGGCCACGGCCGAAGTCGGGGCGTCGGTGAGAAAGTTCTGCGACAACCCAAGCCCGAGAGCGCCGAGGCCCTGCTGCATCTGGCTGATCCACGGCGCATAACTCGTGCCGCCGGTCTGGTTGGTGTTGCTCGTCGTGGTCTGGGTATCGCTGCCGCCGCCCATGTCACAGTTCCTTTACGATGAAAGTCGCCAGAAGCCGCCAGTTCGCAAGCGCCCTGATCCAGCCCGGTCGGCCAAGAATGGAAAGCCGTTTCGCTCCAATTGAACGCGCCCACGGCTCGATGCGTTTTTCGATCCTGCGAAGCCCGTCGAGAGACCCGCCGCCAAGCCAGCCCCTGACCTCGATCATGCCGCTGTCATAGCGCTCGACTGATGTAACCAGCGCGGCGTCCCGTTCGGTCCACAATTGCGCCCGCCCGTCCAGAATGCGTTGCCGCACGTGGTCCTTGGAATGCGTATTCCCAAAACGCTTCACGGCCTTTTCAAGCCACGGCCAGACACGGTCCAGTTCGTCTTTCAACGCCGCGCACCAGTCTTGATCACGTCGAGCGCCTGTATCCCAAAGCGCACGAATTCGCTGTTGTCAGCGCCTTCCCATTTGATCTGCGCCTGCCGGCCGGAATGCCTCAGCGGAACGTCAAGCGTGGCCGGCGTCACGACATACGGCCCGAAGTTGATTTCCTCGCCGTTCGGGCGGTAGCGATAGTTGAAGCTGATCTTGATGTTCCCGATCTGTCGTTCAAAATCGGGAATGTAGCGCAGGATCGACAGGATGTTCCCGCCGTCCTCGATGTCGAAATACGAGGTGGTGAGGGACCACGGAATGCGAGCGCCGTCCGCCTGTGTGCCGGACTCATGGGAAAAGATGTATCTGTCGGGAGAGAACCCTATCGGCTTGTCGAAAACACCAGAGGGGAGCCATGTGGTGCGCCCCAATTCGCCGAACGCCCAATGCTTCTCCACCCAATTGAATGCGACGTAGTGCGAACACTCCGTTTCCTCTCCGCGCGGATAGAACCATACGACCTCATTGAAGGCGGAATTGACGCCGCAGCAGATTTTTTCCCGATGATCGGTATTGAGCGCGTCAAACACGTAGTCACGATCAGGGCAATCGATGGTCTGGGGAACGCCGCCTTGGAAGATGTAGAAATTCTTGTCATTCGCCATCCAGAAGGCGATGCCGTTGTATTCCGCTACCGCGTGAGAAGCGATCAGGCCGCATCCCGTGCCGAGAAGATTAAACGAGAACACGTCGTCGGCCGACCCGGTGAAGATCATCGAATAGAGGCTGGAGTCGGTGAAGATCAAATTCTGCTGACGCGTAGCCATCCCGGCCACGATCCTGCCGCCCTTCGCCAAAGGGTATTCACCGGCCAGATTGTCCGTGTCGGGAACCCACGCCCGGACGTTCTCCTGATCCGACCATCGGACGAGCATGGGGTTGTAGTCACCGTCCGCTTCCACCGTGCCGCACAGGACCACGATGCGGTTCGGGTCCACGAACATGGATTGCGCCGTCTCTGGAGCCTGCTCCACATAGGCAACCGGGACTTCCTGCAAGCTCACGTTGTCGAGACGAAGCGAAGCGGCGGCTGCGCTCGGCGTCGAAACCGCGCCGGAGAACACGATGTCCTTTGGGTCGGCAGGCATGACGAAAGTCACGCTGTACGATATCATCGCCGCCGTGGCAGCGCTCATGTTGATATCCGACACGATCTCTATGAGAGAGTCGTTGGCATCATTGACGCTGACGCCGATGGACGCAGATGTGAAAGCGCTGCCGGTTTCCTGATAAACGCCGTAGTCGAAGAACAGACGATAAACGCGCCCCGCCACGACCTCGTCGGAAATGTTCTGCGAGAGGTTGCCTGTCTTGGAGACCGCACCTCCCCCGGAGGTCGTGGTGATCCTCGCCTGGTTGGAAGCCCCGGTCCAACTTGTCCCGTTCGAAACAGCCCAGTCCGTCAACCCACCGGTAAATGACCCGTTCGAAAGCGCTTCGGCAACCGCGTTTCCAAGGTTGCCGATAAAGAGACCCCCGCCGTTCGGAAGCGCGACAAGGCTTTCGCCGAAATTATCTACTGACCATGTGCGCAATCCCGGCGCGTCGGCGTTACCCGGCTGCGCCCGGTACTCCACGACAGGATTTGCATCGCCAACCGAGCCGGTTGGCGTCGTCGACGCAAAGACACTGTCTGCCGTAATCCTGTACGTATCGGTAGTGACATTCGATATCGTTCGATACCCGTTGATCGACGTGAGGGTGCCCGAGAAAAACACCTGATCGCCGTCAGAATATCCGTGAGCGGGCTGGCTCACTGTCGCCGCCGCCGACCCGACAGATACGGGCGTGAACGGATTTGCGACAAGGCGCTTGATATCGACAGGCGGAGTAATGTCGTAGAGCGCCGCAGTCCCGGTCTTGTTCCAATAGCCGTAGAGCTTCGTGCTGGTGCCGAATGCCAGTCTCGCCTCACCATCGAGATTGGCCCACGCCGCCCCACCGCGCGCAACGCCCTCAAACCGGCTTTCCGTCAGCTTCTCCCAACCGCCCCAGACTTCCGCACGCCCACGCCGAAACCGAATAAGATTGCCGTCTACGTAGCCGCCCTCGGCGGCCAACGGCGTATCGTCGGCCACGAAGCCGGGGGCGAACTCCATTTTCGTGGTCTGGGCGCGAACGGACATTCAGCGCGGGCTCCACGCATTGTTTGCGCCCCACGGTCCACCGAAAGCGCTGGTGTTCTGATTGTTCACGCCGCCGAGGCCGCCGAGGCCGCCATACTGGCCCGTTGGCCTCAAAGCCATCTCGCCGGAGTCCGGCCCGCCGTATGATGGCGTCTGCCACGTGCCGAGAGCGCTGTTGACGCCGGCTTGGCTATTCGGGTCATAAGTGCCCACCACATTGCTGAACGGCTGGGAATACTTGTCCGAAAGAACGCCTCCGGCGTAGTTTCCTCCCAGCGTCTCTTTCTGATAGGCGCTGTTAGCGATCTGGCTCGCCTGCTGCATTTGCGCGACCTGGGACGACGGTTCATTGCCGCTTTGAGCCGATGACAGACTGCCCAGCCATCCTTGGCCAAAACCAGCGCTTTTCAGGTCATTGGAAAGCGCTGTGGACCCTCCTCCATCCATATAGACATTCGGCAGCATACCGCTCTGTTTCAGGATTTCCGATGAGGCGAGGTAGTCTTGTACCTGCTGAGGCAAGCCGCCGAAATTCTGGGCGGTCGCCTGGCTTGCGTTCGGCCCGGCGGTCGCGATGCTCCCCATGTTTGGAGAATGGTAGTTGATGTAGTTCTGAACGAGTTGGTTAGTGTCGGCCAGCGTCGGCGTATAACTGCCACCCTGTATGGACGACGTCTCGGAAATGGAACTGGGGAGAATATTGTACCCGTCGCCGAACGCCCCTACCGGCTTCGTCAGCAGCCCGCCGTAGGTGTAGTCCTTCGAATCCCACTGCATGGGATTGGCCTGATAGTAATCGTAAAGGCTCTGAGCCGCATTGCTGATCTGCGCCTTCTGCCAGTCCTGCGCCGCGTTCTGGCGCGCATATAGGTCTTGCGCCGAATAAACTGGCTGGCTGTCACCCGAAGACACACCCATGTCGGGCTTGAAAACGGGGTACGGGGAATGATGGTTAGGCTGCATGTCTATGACTCCAGCGCCTTGACGCGAGCGTCGAGTTGAGCGAGCGCGCCATCCAGTCGGGCGAGTTCAGCGCGCAGCATCACTATCGTCTTGTTGATGTCACCGACGACGCGCTGGAGAACGGGATCGGCGTTCGCTGGCGCGATGACTGGAATGGCTTTGGGGGCGGCCATGATGCGCTCCTATGGTGTGGGGCCGGACACCCGAGCGGACACATTGGCGAACGTCGCCATCTCCCCGGATGCTTTGGCCTCATCAAGCGCGCGGGCAAAAAGCTGGCCCCACGTCGCCAGACGGTCATCGTCCTGAAGAAACGGCGCGGACTCCAGAAGCGCGCCATATAGATAGAGGTTCGGAAAACTCTCCAGCACCCAGTTCGAGGCATTGTCGGCAAGGGGCGGGATGGTCTGGAAGTAGGCAAGCGTCAGGCCGCCACTACCGCTCGGATAGACCTTGACCGTCTTGCCGACGATGGCGAAACCGGTTGGTGTGCCGGACAGGTCCATCCTCGCCGCCCATTGGGGATCGTAGTATTCAAGGGTCTGGTCACCGAATGCTGCCGATCGATATTGCAGGTAGTCGTCCGGGAGGTCACCGACGCCATCGGTCAGCGTCACAGTCGCACTTGCCTCCTGTTCAGGCAGACGAAGGCTCCGGTTAAGTCTGGCTTCCGTAAGCCGGATGAAGTCGGGGACCGCTTGCGAAAACGTCAAGTCTCCGATGCGGTTGGCCCAGCTTACGATGCTGGTTTGCAGGGCCGAATAGCTCGAAAGAGGCATCACTATTCAGCCTTCTGGTATGTTGGGACCTTTCCATCAGCCCCCTGCTTCTCGATCAGGAGGGGGCGCGCTTCCAAGGCGTCCTTGTAGGTAAAGGTGCGATAGCCGATGTGGCCGATTTCCTTGGTGATGTCGTGATCGATCCATGTCTCTGCCCCGACCTCCGCAGCCTTGCGGCAGAAATAGACATCTTCGCCGACAATACTGCCCTTCGCCTCATTCCAACCAAGGCAATGCCACGGTTCGTCCATCGCCTCGTAGACGGCCGTTTCGACCATCATGGCCCCCATGCCGACGAAATCGACCTTCTCGATCCCCGATGAGTTTTCCTCGGTGTAGACCCACACCGCATCTTTCGCCGCAACCGGCTTCGCCGGCTCTTTTCTCTGCGAGTAGGACGCGGCGACGATGGGCTTGCCGTGCTGGTAAAGCCGCTCGATCATGTCTTCGGGAAAGATCATGTCACTGTCGAGCCACAGGATATGCGTGGCCTCCATCTCGATAGCCTTGCGGGCCAGCGTGTTGCGCATTTCCGGCAACAGCGTCCCAAGGTCGAACAGCTCGATGATTTCGGCCTGCCCCTTGCCGACGAAGTGGGTACAGAAACGCCCGACCATCTTCACCAGCGAGTGCGTGAATTCAGCGGCCGTCAGGTCGCGCGTCGGTACGCACACAGCGATGCGGGGAATACGTGTGGTCATCACAATCTCCCCGGCCATACGCGCATAAACCGATTGTCAGGGTCGTTGAGCAGAGCTTTGAGCTTGGCCTGGTCCCTGAGATAACCCTTGCCGTGCCAGTCGGCGTAGATCTCGCTGGGAATGCGCGCCACGAGCTTGCCGTCGCCCCAGCGATCCGAATTGGTCACATGGTTGAGATCGGCCTTGTTGCGGTCCAGCAGCGCCGTTACGCGCGCTTCGTCCTGCTTGTATTCGATGGTGAAGCTCTTCCCGTCCTCGGACGGGATGAAAAATTCGGTGATCCCGCAGACAGGATCGCGGGCAAGGAAGCGCCTGTCAGACATGAGACGCATACCCCATGCTGACGAGGTTTTCCGCCTCATGGCGCGGGAGCGTGACGACAGCGCCGGGTACGACGAAGCGATTGGACCCGTCCGACCGGCCCTTTGAAGTGGCAACAGGGCGAAACCCGAGGCGCACGTCAATTTCTGCCGACAATTCGGGCGAAACCTGTGGTTCTGTCTGCATGACAGGATATTTCCTCGGGCGTCCGCGTTTTCTTGACATGTGATCCCCATGAGAAAGGGGCGGCCCGAAGACCGCCCCTGCCTAGTCCTGATGATCGATGACCCGTTAGGAGGTCTTGAGATCCGCAACCACGCCGAGCGCGGCCTCGTTGCCGACTTCCAGCGTCAGTTCCTGGATTATCTGGCGCTTTTCGCTATCGCCGGTCTTGGCGAGTTCGTTATGCGACAGAGGACGCAGGCGAGCCACGCGCACATATTCCGGATCGATCAGGTAGGCGTCACGATCCCGCTGGAAGCGGTTCGGGACAACCTGAAGCGTTCCGAAATCGCCCAGATACACGTCCGCAGCCCCGATGACGGTAGCCATAGACGATTTATTGTTCTGGGCGACGTTGGACCGGAGGGTCGCAATGCCGGGGAAGTTCGTCGCGTTGGAGAACTGCCCCTTGTTGTACGGCCCCACCATAAGGATGGTCGGGTCGCCGCCGTTCGTGAAGCACGACTGCATCACGCCCTTCAGGAGCGTTTCCGTGAAGGTACGGCCCGAACCGGTGGAGTCGGTCGCGGCGACGGTCAGCGCCGTCGAGGTCGAATAACCGCCGGAAGCGCCGTCAGTGTCACGGCTGACGTTGGTCTTGATCCACGACGGGAGACCGCCGAGTTTCGAGGCCGTGGTCGCGTCACCGAGACTGGACGCCTGATTAGCGAGCAGGATGGCCTCGGTATCGCGCTTCAGTTCGCGACCGCGCTTGACGAGCTGGTACGCCAGTTCCTTGGCGCGGCCGGCCTTGTCAACCGCATCCAGAGTGCCGGAGACCTGCACCGTCTTGTCCATGATCTGCGTGATGTTGGACAGGCGGCTGGTCGCCGTCGAGGTCTGGATCACCGCGTCGGCACCCTCCACCTTGGCGTTGCCCGTGTCGGGCGAAGCGAGGGTGTCGGACTGCCATTCGTGGCGAGTTGCCTTTGCCTTGGTCTTCCCTGCGTTGGATTGCAGGGGGACTTCATATGGTGCGATGTTGTAGATCACATCGGTCAGGTCTTCACGAAGACCCTTCGCCTGGTACGTCTGATAGACGGTCATTGTTGTATTCCCTTACAAGAGATGATGTTCAAGGATGAGGGCGGCGGCGTCTTCGACGCTGCCTGATTTGCGCAGCCTCGCCATCTTCTCCTTATAGGCGCTTGCCTGTTGCTCGGCGTCGGATACCCGCTTGCCCGGCTTCTGGACCGGAGCGGCATCCTTCACCTTTTCGGCCACCTTGGGCTTCGTCGCCTGCAATTTCCGGTAGGCGATGGCGTCACGGAGAACCGGAATGATCCGGTAATCCCCGATGGCGTCGATCTCCTGATCGGAAAAGCCGTAGACATCCTTGCCGAACTTGCGCATTTCGCCGGCGAACTGAGCCCGCTTGGCGTCGTCACGCATGTCTGGCATGACCTCCACCAGCTTATGCTGGTTGAGCCGAATGTGTTCCTGCTGCTGTCTCTCGGCCTCCTGACGCTGCTGGGCGAAATACTGATCGCGCGCACGCATGATCTGCTGCATCTGCCCCGTGAAAGCCTGATGCTTCTGCACGGCGTCGTGGTAGGCGGCCCACCTGTCCGCGTTGCCGATCGGATCGCTCGGATCGTTGACCGGCGGCTGTGGAACCTGTGGCGCGTTCGCCTGAGCGAAGGCCTCGATGAGAGGCAATGCCTGTTGGAAAATTTGGGCTTGCTGCGCTACCTTCGCCAGATGCTGGGAATGTGACGCGCGCAGCGTCTCGAATTCCTGCCTTTGGCGGGGAAGCTCCTGAAGATCGGCCCAGTCACGCTTGATGTCTCCAAACCGCTTCACACTGCCGTCGCGCAGACGGATTTGCGTGTCGGGGTGGATCTTGTCGAAGTCGTAGAAGTCCGATCCTTCGTCCTCGCCCTCGCGGGGCTCGGTGGCCTCGTCGATGTCTGCTTCGCCGGCTTGCGCCGCGTCCGCTTCTCCCGTCTCCGCTTCCGCGCGGGAAGCGTCACCGTCAGCCTGTTCGGTGTTCTCCGGGTCATCGTCTATCAACGTGCCCATGATGAGGTCTGCCGCAGCATCCTCGTTCAAAACAGCGCCGCCCGCAGGCGCGCCGGTCTCTTGCTCTGCCATTGTACTTTCCAATGATTCCACGGAAGGGAGTTGGACCCTCCGCGCGCGGACGCACCGCAGTCGTGGATCGCGCCGTATCGTGGTCGCCTACGATGGAGGCCGTCTCCAGCCTCAATAGATGCCCGGCGGTTCTTTTCTCGCCTGATCGCCGAGCGCGATGGTGGTTTCCAGATCGGATCGAAGCGCCCTGACGACACGGATGCGATCCGCGAGACAGCGCCTCAGCGTGTCGTTTTCGGGCGGGGCGAGCACCAGCGCGTCGATCGCCGCCCTTTCGATATTGTCGAAGGCCTCGACAAGCAGCGGCTCGTTCAATATACGCCGCGCTTCTTCGCCGCGCCGGGCGTGTTCTTCGTCGGTCATGTCACCGCCGGGATGTTGGTTGCGTTCTGCTGAGAGACCGGGCTCATCATGCGTATGGCCGCGAGTTGCCGCTCATATTCGAGTTCCTGACGCTTCAACTCGAATTTCTGCGCCGCCTCCTGCTGCATGATTTTCAGGCGCTCTGAGGCTTCCTCGCGCATCAACTGCATTTCCAGAGCGGAACGTTCGCGCTGCGTCTGCAATTCGACCTGCGCCTTTTGGACGTCGAGCGAGAACTGCTGCTGGTCCGCCTGCGCCTTCTGGTCCGCCTTCATCTTGTCGATCTGGAGACGGGCCTGCGCCTCCATCATCCTCGGGTCCGGCGCGGGCGGCTTGGACGCCTGCTGCTCCATCTTGGCGAGGTCGTCGTCCGTCACCTCGCCAAAGAACCGCTCGGGACTGCGGAAACCGGCCAGTTCCACCATCTTCGCCAGCGTGTCGCGGTATTTCCGGATATCGCAGATCGGATTGAGCGGCCCGGCCTGCATGATGATGGTCTTCTGTTCGGCCAGAATGCCTTGCAGGACCTGCATGTCGCGGTCGCGGGAACCGGAGCCGAGACCGGTGTTGATCACCACATCCATTTCCGGGTTCCAGAGGTTCGGCGTCATCTCGACCCATTCGCCGCGAAGCCGGATCATGCGGGGACGGTCCTGATGCTTCGTGATGAGCCTAAGCAGACACCGGAAAAGCCGCCTCATGCCGTTTTCAGCGACGTTGCGGGCGTAGGTCTCATTCTTGGCGTAGGATGCCGACTGCATCGCCTTCACGGCGGTCGCCGTCTGGTTTTGCAGCGCATCCATATCCAGTCCGGTAGACTGCCGGGAAACGCCCGTGCGGGTCTCCTTCACCATGTCGAGATATTCGAGCATGGAGAAGGACTCCTTGGCGACGAAGGGGACGGCAATCGGCTTGACGGCGTCCGGCCCGCTCGTGACCACCACACCGCCAAGCTTGCGGTTCACCAGCACGTCCATGTTCTTGACGGCGTTCTCGCGTACCTCGATCTGCGGATTGTTGGTCTGGTAGAGATTGTCCATCGTCTGACGCATGAGGACGGTCTTCATGCGGGCGATATCGGCCGTTTCCTCCAGCAGAGACCGGCCGCGCCAGCGGTAGGGAACCGGATCGGGGACAAGGTCCGTAAAGGGGAGATCGTCGCCCCATTCGTCGTTGCTCAACATGGTCAGCGCGCCGAACGAGCCGCCCAGAACAACCTTGCGCCGCTCCGCTACGCCGTCGCCGTCATAATCGCACTTGATGTAGCTCTCGTAGACCTGAACCTTGGTGGTAGCCCAGTCCGCTTCCTGCTCATCGACGGTCCCACGGCGCTGGACTTTGGTCTCGTCCGTCGTCTTCTCGCTCGCCTCCGGGAGATTGTCGATCTTGTCGCGCGGATAGCCTTGGAGAAGAAGGTCGGATCGTGTCGCCCTGTAGGCGTGGCCGCAGACGAGCGTTTCCTCTTCATCGATCACCAGATCGTTGGAGCCGATGAAAAACTCCTCGTGAGGAAGTCCTTGAATGCGCAGCCGACCTTCGGAAACCAGCCGCTTGATCTTGCAGTCGTGCAGTTTCGGCGGAACAAGCATTTCGGCAAGCTTCGCCGCGCCCGCCTCTACCTGTTCGGCCGGGACGCCCGCCTGAAGCGCGCTCGCGGCGGTGGCGATCAGTTCGCCCCGTGATGGGATTTCAGGCGGGATCCAGTCAGGATCGTCGTATTCGTCGTGCTCCAGAACGTCGATAACGTCCTTGTCCGACACCAGCGCCGTGAACGCGTCCTCCGAGAGACCGGAGAAGCTTTCCGTCTCATACTCCGGGCTATCGTCCCACCAGTGCTTGATAAGGCCGTTGCCGAACGCCAAGGCCTCGTACAGCGCCGAATGCAGCACGGAGTAGCCCCGGCAATCGTTCAGCAGGACGTAGTTGACGTAATCCGTTGCCTGGCTCGCCCGCTCTTCGGAAACATCGCGCCTGACGGGCTTTTCGCCCTCCGGCGTCTGGATTGTTTCTTCAACGAAGTCCTGACGTCGCGGCTCGTAGATGCCGACATGATCCGAGGCGAGGAAAATGCGCAGAAGAGACGGCAATATCCAGTGCAGCGTGTCCGCCATGTCCTGTGACACGGCCTTGGACTTCCCCGCCTCGGCAGGGATATCGACTTCGCCGTTGAGAAACTTCAACGCAAGACGGCGCAGCGCGGCGGCCTCGCCGTCCGCATAGGTTTCTGCATTGGAAATCGACCTGTCGAGCAGCGAGATAAGCTCGCTGTCCGTCATGCCGGACTTTTTCTTTGCCATGATGATCCTTTGCGGCGGGGATCGGACCCGCACGGAAGGAAGGTGACTATTCAGCCACCCAGAATTCGTCGTAGTTCATGCGCTTGGCGCAGCGATACCCCTGCCCGCGCAACCAATTGCGGATTTCTTCGTCGGACGTGCCGAAGTGATGGCTGTGATCGCGCAGTTCGATGCACACCACTGGCCGGCATCGCATGATCGTGTCCTGCGCGCCTTTCAGCGCGTTCAACTCGTAACCCTCGATATCGAGCTGGATCAGATCGACGCTCTCGAAGCCGTAGCCATCGATCGCCACCTGTGGAATGACGCCTCCGGCCTTGACCCTGTTCGCGCCGGGGTTCTGTGCGCCCATCCATCTGTCAACCGCGATGAAGCCAGAGGCCCCACCGACTGCCGCGTTTGTGAACACCACGTTCTCATGTGGCACATTGTTCACCAGACAGCGGAACAGGATCGGGTCCGGCTCGAAAGTGTAGACCTGTTCGAAGATCCCGGCGAGTTCCTTGGGCCACAAGCCGCCGTTGCCCCCTGCCTGGATGCAGACACGGCGATTGGAGCAAAGCCCGACCAGTTCCGGGATTTCGGCCAGCTCCTGCTTGACCGTGGGCCACGTGAACCGATCCCCTTTCGGCCACAGCCAGCCCTCTGCGTTCAC